TACCTGTAACAAATGTTCATATACGCTTCTATGGAAAGTTCGTCGGACTGCAAAGTGAAAACTTTAGTTTTGGGATGAGGTAGTGTAACCAAATCCCTGTTTTGTTCAATTATTTGATCCTTATGAGAGAGTACCTTCCCCAAGTAAGCTCCAGAAAGAGATTGTTTCAAATATTTGATAGCACTTTTGATGCCGATGCCAGTAATTCCTTTCACATTGTCACTAGGGCACCCTGCCAGCATTTTTACAAGTGCCCAATCCTTCGGACTTATTCCAAATTCCAGTTCGAAATCTCGTTTTGTGTAAATAGTTTTTCTTTTGGAAAGGAACATGCTGCATCTGTCGAGAAGTTGGTACAAATCGTTATCTGAAGAAATAACAATAAAATCTTCACCTTCGTTATGAGTGACAACAGAAGCGATTAGATCGTCACCTTCTAATCCAGTTTGGCAAAACACATTTGTAAATCCCAATTCAGGAAGTATTTTATACTGAATTTCTCTGAATTGGTCCATCGCTATTTCATAAAGTTCTTGTTCTTCTTCCGTGTAATCTTTTTTTCTATTAGCCTTATATGAAGGGTAGGCAATTTTTCGTAAAGACTTTTTGGAATCCCACGTAAAAACAAACTTTCCAGTTCCAAATTTTTCTGCGTATTTGGAAATGCTATTAATAAATCCGAAAATCACGCCCACTTCTTTTTCGCCGTAGGTCAAGTCCCCCAATTTGTGTCGGAGGGCATGACCTACGGCGTTGCTATCGAAAACAATCACCGGTTCGGCTTGTTTAAAATCGAATAGCTTACTCATCGAAACGGGGCTTCCTTTTGGGCTTGAGTTCCTCTTCAATGTCCAAATGAAGTTCCAAAACAAGCTCCTTCACTTCTTGAATAAGATCATTTTCTTCGATGTGAGAAATCAACGCTTCTTTGGACATGTCAGGAACATCAAGTCCAGTACATTTCACTTTGCGGGCGGATCCAGTCCAAATTCCTTCTGCCATGAGAAAATCGACCATAGATGAAATATCATCTACTCCGTATCCAAACAGAGTGGAAAATTCCAGGGATCTTCCCCTTTTTCCGGTGAGTTTGTTCTTCTTGACCTTCACCAAAACATCTGCACCAACTGTGCGATTCTTTTTCTTGATGTGGCCTTTGTGATGCAACCACACCTCATGCTGACAGTAGAACGTGAGAGCATTGCCGCCAGTTCTGGTTTTCTTTTCGCCAAAGGTGACACCAATTTTTTCTCTGGTTTGAGAAACGATAATCACCAATGACTTGGTATCCCTCAGTTTCGCCTTGATGAGACGGAGCATTTCACCAATGAGTCTGGGCTTCTCCGTTTTGAAGGATGCGGAAATGTCCTTGGAATCGCCGCTCTTCACGAAGTTGCTCGCTCGCTCTTCTTCTGCATCGCAGGTGAGAGCATCGAGACTATCCGTAACGTAAACAAAAGGAATGCCCTGTTTGAGGTAAGTGAGGATGTTTCGGTACATATCCTCCGTGGTGTTGGAAGAACCAGGAGACCCGTCTGAATTGTACACAGGGGGTTGGATTCGAGAAGCTGCGTAACTTCCAAAAAGTTTGGCCAAATCAAACTCGAGGGCAGCTTCCACATCGTCGTAAACGAGCAGATAGTCCTCGAATCTGGGGTCATTAGCCATCTCTGCCAAACCCGTGAGAACCAACAGAGTCTTTCCAGAGGAACTGTCACCTACCACGTTGACAATTTTTCCCAGCTGCCATCCACCCTGGAGATGATCGCTCAGAGCAAGGTCAAGCAAGGTGCTGCCAGTGGGCACGAGCGTGTTGGGATCAATACGATCTTCAATTTCATCGTCACTCCCCTGGCTCACATTTGTTTTGTAAACTTCGGCAATGGCTTCAGGGGAGTCGATGATAGCTCGTCTTCTCGGGGCTGTATCTTCAGACATGAATTTCTCCTTAGGGAGAGGGGGGCGGAAGAGAGGGGGTTCCGCCCCCCTCTCTTGTTAACCGCGACGCCGGCGTCCAGCGGGGGCGTCCTTCTTCCGGGCCTCAGCGGCAAGCTCCTCTTCGCGAGCACCACACGGGTCATAGACCTCGCACACGGCACAAGCGTCGAGCTTGTCGATGTCCACTCCAAAAGTGCCCCCACCAGGGCACTTGGAGGACTTGTCGTTGGACTCTTCCTGTCCACGACCGCGGGGTCGCATCCGCGAATCGTCGGCGGCGCTGGGAGCTTCAGCGTCGGTTTCGTCCTGACTGATATCGTCTTCAGTCAGGTCATCAAGAAGGTCTTCCTGGGCCTCGGGTTCCAGATCCTCTTCAACGCGGGACTTGCTCGGGGCCGACGCTCTGCGAGAGGGAGGGGCAGATCTCCCTTCTTCGGGGGCGGACGTCGAGCGGGGGCGGCGTCTGCTCGGAGTCGAGTCTTCAGGTTCAGCCGCCCGTCTCCTTCGCAAAGGAGCCGGACCGCTTTCACCAGGACCGTGTCCGTGCAGTTCGCGGAACACTTCTTCATAGGTGGGAATGTAGAGACACTGATCCAAAGACGGAACCATTTCGAGAATTTCATCCTCGATCACATAGGTCCTGTCCAGGAATTCGTGGCTGGTGTACTCCGTGCTGAACTGACTGGTGCCCTTCCGACGGAAGAAAATCGACTTGCCGGTGTCAGGGTCGGCATACAGGATGTTGCCGCCGCCACGGGGACGCTGAGAACGTTCCGCGAGTTCCTTGAGCATGAAGCCGTGAGCGACTTCCCAGATTTGGGGACCCTTGTCCTCCTCGGAAGCCTTGTCGTAGCAAATGATCGCGAACACCGTGCGGCGACTGGCTCGAAGAGCACTCAGTTCCCGCTTGTCAGCCTCATTGTTGTTCGGATCGAGAATTTGCGCCATACGCGCATACTCCTCACACACAGGACAAGGCTTGCCGTAGTTGTTTTGGAGACAGATGTACTGGTTCTCGTTGGGGCCGACCTTGTAGTGGACGAAAATGTCCAGGTAATGGCACCAAGTGCCCTCGGGAATGACCTTCCCGTTCTTCAGAGGCATGTTGGGGCCGCACACCCACGGAAGGATGTCGATGGTGTGTTCATCCTCACTGCACTTCCACTTCGGTCGTCCGAAAAGGTTGGCAAGAAACGACTTGTACCTTCCGGAATCATCCTTGGATTCGTAGGCTTCACGATTTCGTTCGGCCAGCTGCTTTTTCATTGCACTACGATCAATTGCCATTGCCAGCTCCTCCTTTTTTCTTGGCCCCCAATCTTTGAAGACGGGGACTCATTCCAAGTTGTCTGGATTCTTCCTCTGCCCAGGACTCCTCCAGTTTTTTATCGATTTCCCTATCTTGTGGCAGATTGGAACCGTAGTAGTTACTCAAGAAAAGTTTTGACAACCAAAACAGGGCATCCTTTCTATGATCGCAAGCCTTTGAGGCTCCTTTGAGTGTGTTAACCACCCACTCCGCTTTCACCAGAGCAGCCTTTGCTTCCTTCACACTAGGTTCGAGAATAATAGCCGCTCTGACGGCACCTTCCGTTGCATTTACGATATTGTAATCCCTGGGACTTTCTCTTATCGACAGGGATATATCAGCTTCTATTTGTTCCAATTCGTTTGCTTTTTCATCCCGTATACGAATTGCTAATGCTAGATTGGAGGAAATTTCCTCCATTAGTTGAGGCTGATCGTTCCACTCCTTGTCCAAGTGGAGTTTGTCGATTTTTAACCTGTCGAGGAGGGTTCTGTCAGTAAGTTCCATATTATTACGCCTTGTGAGCGAGGTACAGCAGTCCCGTGAGACCGCCCCTGCCAGAGTACATACAGGGTTCAGAGAGGACAGTGATCATATCACAAATCCTCTGATCTCCTTTATTGAGGAGCACTGCTCCAAAATAGCCGAGAAGTGCGTATCTGATTTTCTCAGGTTCTTCGTCGATGCCCTTGAAAACTTTGGCAATTTGATCCCACCTGGTTCCCGAACTCATGAGAAGCTGACACAGCTCCTTAACTTCGGAACTACCAAGACTAGCTTCCGCCACCGCCTCAAATGCTTCATCGTCGTCTTCAATGTCTATAACTTGGTCAAGCATTTTGACCGCGTTTCGAACAGAACCCTCGGCGCAATGGGCAATTTGTTTGAGAACCTTTTCAGGGTAATCACCCACCCCTTCTTTTTTGCAAAGCTCCTGAAGGTAGGTGAACAGCTTTCTACGATCAACGTGACGCAGCTTGAATTCCATGCACCT